CTAGCAAAATGTATCCACCCAAGAATACCATCTACGTCTGGGTTCACATAGTCGTAGCGGTAAAGACCTCTAGTCGTATGGTTGCTAAAATCAGTAGTAGTGCCATCGGAATACATGATCATTCCAATCTTCGGGTTTGCTACTGGTGACGCTTGAGGAATAAAGGTCAATAACGTTTTCATGTCATCGATTCTTTGATTAAGCCTTCTTAGCTCGTCCTCAATAACTGGTCGGTTATACTCTGCTGGAAGATTAGCCATTATCGCTCACCTTCCATTCGACCTTGAACTACTAGGTTAGTAATTGTCCAGTTGTCAGCAGAGCCATTACTTTCAATCTTGATGGTAATGTATCGACCAGCAGCTCTAATTGGGAAGCTTTTAAATGTGTCGTCAATAATAAAGCTATCTTTTTGTAAGAATGTTGGAGTGGCATCAATAGTGCTCGAGAACCCTACAGAAAGTGTTGGGCTTCCATCTCCTTCTTTACCTACTCGGATGGCTGATATTTCTTTAATACGATCTGCATCATTAAGATCGTGAGCTTTAGTAATTGCTGAAACATTAGAATTAACTAAATCTGGCTGGCTTCCTTCGTAGTAAAGATTGCCGCTAGAGTCTCCCGACAAAGATTCATGGAATACACCCCTATCTAAGTAACAAGAGATAGTTTGATCTCGCATTCCCCATTGGCCGGTCTTGTAGTTGTAGTATATTTCTTTAGTTATACTTGCAGAGTCTATAGGTACACCCCACACCACCTCGTTTTCTTTTGAGTTATCAAAACCATATATTTGAGCAAGCTCTGACTGCGCCACCTGATCTCTAAAGAATTGATTCATACCGCTTTCACGGCCAATCATCTTCACAGAAGATCCATCGGTAACAAAAAATCCATCTCTGCTTACACCATAGTTTTGACGACCAACAGAAACAACTGAATTAGGTGATACAGCTCCAACGCTACCCTCTAACGCTACTTGATAACCAAATATATTAGGCAGGCCAACATAATTGACTACGAACATTTGAGTGTCTGTGTAAACCGCTAAACCATTACCTAATTGGCATACGCAACGTATGGGAGTCTCTGCTTCACGAATTAACAAGCTACCAGCGGTGTTTGTTGCTGTTCCTACCCAGTCGTCTAGGTTGTCTGCGCTACACCATGCAAAGCTTGTGCTGTAGTCTACAGCGCCCTTAGTGTAGTTAAACGCAAGCATGTGCGGGCCTTGACGGTGAAAGCATTCTAGCGAATCAAAGTCGATATTAGGAACTGTTGCTGTGCAAGTAAACCCGCTACCGCCTCCGCTAGTTGTACCCGAGCTTATTACTTGTCCGTTAGATATTCCTGAACCAAAGTTTGTTATTGCAAATGCTGTTATAACTCCACCAACAACTTTTGTAACCTTAATGGCAAAAGTGTTTGCTGGGCTTCCACCATCAGTCATACCTGTTATTGTGTCATTGACAACGTAATTTGTACCCCCACTGTTAGTTGATAATATTGTTGCGCCGCTGACTTGATCGTTGTAGAACGTATTAAAGTCTACGTTGTTCTTTTTAATTACCGGCTTACTCGATCCTTTTGCGCCAACAACAAAAGAGCCAAAGGTTTCAAAGTCCCACTGGTCTGATTCGTTAGTTGCTTCATCCCAAGTAGCGCCATTTAACTCAGAAGCATCCCAAACTGTTGCGGCTAAAGTAACTTTTGCGTTATTTAAGGTGTAGGTTTCAGTTGTGCTAGTGCCTGTTTCTATTGAAATATATTGTGTACCAGGGCCGCTTGGGTAGGGAACTCCTGTTAACGGACCAGTTACCTGTACTCCGTTCGGGTTAGGAGAGGTAAACCCCTCTAAGCCTGAGACAGTTACACTAACTCCAGGAACAAGCCCGTTCTCAACAGAGGTTCTAATTAAAATACTTCCATTAAAAATGTCGGCGCTTATAATATCAAACTCTAATGGAGAGTCCCAAGCTGTTCCTTCAGATGTTGCTAAAAGATTATATCCAGAGCCAACTGTATTGTAAGAAGGTTGATTAGTTATTGGGTCGCTCAAAATAAATGAATATATATTTTTAAGATCACCTATGTATGCAACCTTTGTATCAAACTCTCTTGTCGCTGTAATTCCTCGCATTGGAGTGTTAGAGCTTTGTGGGGCTATCTTGTANTCNTGTACAAGTTCTCGNCCAGCCTTTCTTCGCATACCAAACTCAGTATACTGAACACCGTTTACAGTNTCCCAAAATGGAATCTGTCTATCAAATCGTTCTGGGTATACGCCAGTCTTTAGAAGATCAGAAGCATCTATCTTAAAACCACCGCCTTTATCAGTTTCAAATGGCATTGACTAATCCTATGCTGTGCGTTTCCAGATATAAGTTACGATGTATGGTTGCATATTGTTGTGAGACTCTACTAACGATGTACTTGCTAATCTATCATATGAAGCCTGTCCACTATTTACAAAAAGAGTAGCGTCAGCAGCAGGAATCTCAGCAACAGTAAGCTCATGCGTTGTTTCACCGCCAATCTCTTCAACGGTATCAAACGATTCGTTAATAAGATTAAAGTTTGTTGAAGGTAAAGACGCTTGATCGGTAATGGTAGCGGCATAGGTTATTGTTGTTTGACCTGCTGCTGTAGCTGACGAAATAACGACAAACTGCCCATTTGCATTGCCTGCTGGAGTGGTAAATCCGCTAACAGTTATTGAGTCGCCTTCACCTATTGCCCTTTCTGAAATTACTAAAGTTACTTTGCTGTTGTTAGATGAAGCAGAAACTAAATTTATTCCAAATCCAGTATCAATACCTACAAGCGTTCGACCTTGTGCATAAGGCTCCCAAGTGCCGAATGTGGTCCCGCTAAAGAAATAATCAGCAACTCCTGGATTGCTTGATAAAGTAGTTGTTAGCAAAGATCCTATTGGATATAAGCCAGCTAATACTGCCCCATAAATAGCGGTCTCATCAACAGATGCTGATAATGACATAACTTTCCATTCATCTTCACCTAAGTCATATACAAACTCGTAGTAACCGCCAGCAACAAGATCGCCAATAGCTAAAGATGAGCCGTCAGGTTTCTTAATAGGCTTTGCGTTAGAGTTATTAACATTAAGAGTTGGAGTTGCGCTTGTTGTAGTGTTAGCAATCTCAATTAAAACTCTAACACCGTCAGCTAAAACAAATGTAGGAACATTAGAAAAGTTAGCGACTACTGAATCCGTTCCAGTAGCGAGTACTTTATCTGTGTTTGCTCGTAATAATCGGTTAATTTCATCGGCAGCAAATCCAAAGTTATTTCTAACGCTAGAAGTAGTAGCCGTACCTGCTGTTGGATTAGTTCTTACTATTTGTGAAGTCATTAGACTAACGGGCCTCCATAGGCTTGAATGCTGTCATCTTTAATTCGTGATCTGCCAACACCTTGCTTGGCTCGTCTTGCTTGTACATTTGCTACGCCTTCATCAACCATACCTTTAAAGTATGCTACTCGCCCATCATCTTTAAGGTAGACGTAAGCTTCATGTAATGCTGCGTTTAAATAAATATCTTGTAGTAACACAGGGCCATTTGCACCGTTGTTTAAATCTCGGTCTGCGCTGTACAGGATTCTGTACTTCTCTGTGTTGTCTGCTGATGGAGTTGGCGCTAAATAGATCTTATCGCCAGAGATAGCGTAACGAGTTACTGAACCGCTAGACGCTTCATAGCCTAGAAGCTCCTGTATGGACACAGGCTCAATGTTACGACCTCTAGCGTCTGATACGCTAATAACAAACTTAGTGTCTGCTGGTAGTGGTGTAGTTTGCGCTTGAGGCACAATCTCTGCAAGAATCTCTTGCTCTACAATAGACAATCTACGGTTTATTTTTAACTGAGCTAAAGTCAGGAAGTCTGGAATCTGAGCGCTAAGGTCTGATCTATTTAACCAGTCGGCAATTGATGCCTGTAGATCTGCGTTTGTTGTTAAAGCCATTACAGTCTCGCTGTTGTGGTTTTCATGTATGGGTAGTGTGTTTCAATGAGCTTGAAGAAATACTTCCAATCTACGTTGCCTGCAAGAATATCAATACCATGCTCTTGCTTGATTCTCATTGCATCAGTCATAGATAAATCTAAAACTTGATGGTAATTCTTTTTAGGATCGTACTTAATCCAATCGCTAGTGTCGTTTCTAGCCTTTTTGTTATCATCAAGAAGCTTTGTAATATCTTGAGTAAATGTCTGGTGCATTCCACCATCATTTGTAAAATGAGTGTCTTCAGTAATCCCGTTGTTAATCTCTCTTGCTGAAAATGACTTCATTATTTCTTAACCTTTTTCTTTTTGCTTTTCTTTGGTGGACGTCCTACTTTAGTTCCGTATGTTCCTTTACCTGCTGGCATAATCTTCTCCAATAGTTAAATACAGGAAAAGGGAGCCGAAGCTCCCCCACCTTAATTACTTATAAATTAAGTAATGTTGTAGTAAGCACCGTTAGCTTCTTCAGAACGACACTCTAAAGTGTAGTAACACTCTAAAAGTTTCTGTTCAGCAGAAGTTCGAGTAGCAAGATCAGTGGAATGAATTTTCTTACCACCAGCAAATGCTAGACCCCAAGTGCTGTAGTCTACAGCGTAAATAGTATTGGCAGGCATGTGCTTGTTAGGAACAACAGCAATAGGGCCAAACTGAGAAACGTAAACAGCTACGCGAGAAATGATGTTACCACCGTTAGTAGAGTTACCGTTTAAGTTGGTGTCAACACTGTCAGACATACCGTTTAAAGCACGCAATGAAGACACAGTAGCAGCAGAAGCCATAAGCTTTAAGGCACCGAAATCGCCAGAGCTATTCCAAACACCGTCAAGCAAATTATCCATTCTAGTTTGATCAATGGTGTCAGTTGCAGTACCAATATCTGGAACATTTAAACCGTCTGAAGTAGTGTTGTCAGCAGCGCCAGCTACATGGTTGCCCGCTTGGTTAGTTAAGATCCAAGAACCAAAAGCAGCAGAAACACCAGGATCAGCTGAAGTACCTTGACGCTTAGTAGCACCAGGAATTCCGCCTGTAGCAGGAGTATCACCATAAGCTTGTAATGTTTGTTTTTCAACATCCATTTGTAGCTCTTTACCTTTCTTCATTAACTGATAAGCCATTTCACGGCCAGGAACACCAGCACGATCCATGAATTCAGCTTTGTTAGTTACAACAACTGAACTATCAGCGATTTGAATGAAGTTACCTTTGCGAGTACGAGTTGTACCAGCTACAGCAGGGATAGGATCGCCTGCTTCAACTACTGCGTTAGTAGCACTGGCAACAGCTAAAGTGTCAGTCAACCATTCGTGAGTATCAGCAGTTGCTTTAGTTTGCGCGATACCTGAAGTGAAAGGAGTCTGAAAAGGAGTTACGTTAAAGATTACGTTGCCTAAATCTTCACGAATGTTTTTTGCACCATCTAATACTGGTACTGAGGTTGATGTAATTGAAGCCATGTTAATTTACCTATTTATTTAAAAGAATCGAGAATTAAATCTACCGCAGAACTTTGAGAGTAAGAGCCATCGCTTTGTGTGGCATTCTTAAACTTCTTAGATTGTGCAGCAGCCTGTTTTTGTGCTCGACTCGTTGACGCGCCTTTTCTTAGAACAGTCTTAGAAGCTTTTTTCTTAGGAGCCTTTTTAGTTGCTTCTACTTGCTTCTTAGTGCTACTAGCCATAGCAGCATCGTGCAATACTTTAAGTACAATGGCATCTGTGACAGTAGACAGCATTTCTGCGCTACCACCAATGCTTTCAAAGTACTCGGTCATAACTTCTACTTTTTGTGAAGCTACTTTCTGATCACTAAAGCTTGGCTCTAACTGAATTAATAACTCAGCCTGTTTGGCTGACTCAGCTTGCAAGTTTTGTAATCTTTGACCTTCGTAT